AAGAGATTACTTAGCTGAATTACTAGCGAGATTACAACAATGACATATTTAGAAATAGTTAATAAGGTTTTGCGTAGGCTACGTGAAGATACAGTCTCTACAGTAAATCAAAACACTTACTCAGCTTTGGTTGGTGAGTTTGTTAACGATGCTAAAAGGCTTGTTGAGGACTCTTGGGACTGGTCTGCCCTACGGACTACACTAACTGTCACAACTACAGCTGACATCTTTAACTATGTTCTTACAGGCAGCGGTAACCGTATTGAGTTGTTGGATGTTGTTAACGACACCGCTAATGGTTTTATGACGTACAAAGACCAGCACTGGTTTAACAATGCTTTTCTCAACAACGATCCTGTGAAGGGGTCACCTACGTACTTTACCTTTAACGGTGTTGACACTAACGGTGACACTGCTGTTGACATCTACCCAATCCCTAATGGCGTTTACACACTTAGGTTTAACTCTATACTCAGAACTCCTGAGATGTCTTTAGATACTGAGCAAGTTACAATACCTACGCTACCTATTATTCACATGGCTACAGCATTGTCAGTAGCAGAGCGTGGTGAGTCTGGTGGACAAAGTGCTGCAGAGTTACTCTTAATTGCAGATAAAATGCTTAGTGATGCTATTGCCCTTGATGCTTACAAACACCCTGAAGAATTAGTCTATAGAGCAGTATAACTATGCCACAACAACTACAGAACCTTAGTATAGCAGCGCCAGCATTCAAAGGGTTAAACACACAAGACTCACCTCTTATGTCAGACCCTTCGTTTGCTGCTGTTGCTGACAACTGCGTCATTGACCAGTACGGTAGGATAGGTGCGCGTAAAGGCTTTGATGTCATCACTACAGACAACACTCCTCTAGGTTCTACAGAGATTGTAGCGATAGGGTACTTTGAAGACGCTGACGGTAACGAAGAGATATTCTCTGCTGCTAACAATAAAATCTTTAGCGGTACTACAACGCTAACTGACATAACCCCAGCAGCCTATACCATTACTGAAAATGATTGGAAGATGGTAGCGTTTAATAATAAAATGTACTTCTTTCAACGAGACTATGAGCCTTTAGTGTACGATGACACTAATGGTTTAGTCACTATGACAGCACATCCAAACTCTGTAGGTACTCCTCCAGAAGCTAACGAAGTTATTGGCGCATATGGCAGACTGTGGTGTGCTGATACAATAGGGGATAAACAGACTGTTTACTGGTCAGATTTGCTAATTGGCGAAGCATGGTCTGGTGGCACTAGTGGGTCTATTAACATTTCTAAAGTATGGCCTGATGGTTATGATGAGATTGTAGCGTTAGCTGCGTATAACAGCTTTTTAATTATCTTTGGTCGTAACTCTACAGTAGTTTATAGTGGTGCTGAGTTTCCAGCAACAATGCAGTTATCTGACACTATAGGCGGTCTTGGTTGTATAAAGCGTGACAGTGTTCAGTACACTGGTAGTGATTTACTGTTTTTGTCTCACATTGGCTTACACAGCTTTGGGCGTACAATACAGGAAAAGTCAATGCCCACTAGAGACATCAGCAAGAACGTGCGTAATGACTTCATGAACTTAGTAACAGGCAACACAGCAGGTGTGAAGTCTGTGTTCTCACCAGAGAATGCCTTCTACTTAATCACACTACCTACTGAAGACGTTACCTTCTGCTTTGACATGAGAGGTTCGCTAGAGGACGGCAGTCACAGAGTGACACGTTGGACAGCTTCACCGTTTAATTGCTTTGCTCGTAAGTCTGATGGTACGTTGTTAGCAGGAAACATCAACGGTGTTGGTGAGTATGAGGGTTATAACGATAACGGTAGTACTTATCAGCTACGTTACTTTAGCAACCCGTTGTCCTTTGGTGATGCTTCGCGTATTAAAATGCTAAAGAAGATTATACCTACAGTTATTGCTGGTAGCGCTACGCTTGTGAAGCTCAAGTGGGGATATGATTTTTCTCAGTCCTACTCTACAGACTTTTTACAGCTACCTACTATTGTACCTGCGGAGTATAACATAGGTGAGTACAACATAGCGGAATACTCTTCAACTAACGAAGAGATTCTAAAGAAAGCAATCAACACCACAGGTAACGGAACTTTGGTTACTGTTGGCGTAGAAGTAGATGTAGATGGACAACCATTTTCACTTCAGGAGTTTAACATTCAAGCATTACTTGGAAGGATGATCTAATGAGCAATTACACAAAACTGGTCAACTTCGCAGCTAAGGACTCACTGCCTAGCGGTGATGCTAATAAGCTGGTGAAGGGAACTGAAATAAACACAGAACTAGCAAACATTCAAACTGCTGTGAATAGTAAGGCTGACACTGCGTCACCTACGTTTACTGGTACAGTTACAGCGGCTACGGTCAATGTGTCTGGTACGTTAACGGCAGGTACTATTGACGGAGGGACTTACTAATGGGATTACTTGCAGATATAGCAGGAGCTTTAGGGACTGCAGCAGGGGGTTTAGGTAATTTAGCTAGCTCTGCTTTTACAAGCATAGGTCAAAACTTAGGTAAAACTGGAGCAGGTCTTCTTACAGGCTATGGCTACAATGAAATGCTTGAAGACCTCAAGGCTTTTGGTCAAGACGCAAGAACAGGGGCTGATGCTATAGGACAACAAGCTGCTGCGGGTACTCGGTTTGTTCCTTTTACTGTTACAGGCGCTACAGGGGCGGGTGTTGGAACTACTCCAGAAGGTAGCACACAGTTTAATTTATCACCACAAGAACAGGCACTACAGAATCAACTCTTTGGGGGTGCTGGTCAGTTCTATGGACAGGCTCAAGCCCCTATTGCACAGACTGAACAGGACATCTACAACCGTATGCTAGAGTTAGCAGCTCCTCAGCGTGAGCGTGATCGCTTAATGACTGAAGAGCGCCTAGCGGCTCAGGGTAGGCTTGGAACGTCTTCAGCGGCGTATGGGGGCGCTACACCAGAGCAGATGGCTCTAGCTACTGCTCAGCAAGAACAGCTTAATCAGTTAGGTTTACAAGCGCGTGGTCAAGCACTGTCAGAACAACAACAGTATGCTACCCTTGGTCAAGGTATGCTTGGTGCTGCTTACACTCCACAGTCTGCCCTTCTTAATGTTCTTAACCAAGGCATGGGCGTTGCTGGGTTGTCTGATGTTGGGCGTAGATCAGCTGCTCAAATACAGTCTGAAGGACAAATGGCAGGTCTTGATGCTCAGCTGCAGTCTCAGCTAGCACGTGGAAACTTAACAGCTCAAGGTATAGCAGCCTTAGCAGCTCTATTGTCTGGGAGTTAAACATGGCACTAAAATTCTCAAGCGGTTTATTAACAGGAATACAACAGTATGGTCAAGGTGCAGGAATCCCTGCAGACCCTAGACAACGTGATCTTATGCAAGCTGCTGGAGTAACTAATCCGTTGCTACAGCAGTTTGGTAAAAGTGTTGGTGGGTTGTTTGGTGTTGAGACTCGTAGTCCTGCTGCTATTCAACAGGCTCAAGATAAAGCACAAGAGCTTGCACAAAAAGAAGCAGAAGCTAAAACACAAGGCTTGTTACTATCACAGATAGAAGCTTCTACTGCTCTTACACCTGCACAGAAAGAAACCTACATTGCTATGATTCGTAGTGGTGATGTTAATCCTCAACAGGTTATTGATGTTATCAGAAATGCTGAGCAGACTAAGCAGAAAGAATCACAGACATCTGCAATTAAAGGAGAACTGTTAAATCAGGGCTTTACTCAAGAGCAGCTAGATCGTCTAACACCTGAGCAGCTTGGTAGTTATGCCAAGTCTACCATTGACCAACAACGAACACAAACACAGACTAAAGAAGGAGCTGTCACGTATCTTGCTACTCTTAACTTAGATCCTGAAACAACTGAGAGGGCTTCTCTTTTTGTTACTGATGATGCGTGGAGTAAACTTACCCCTGCACAAAGAACACAGTACTTTACAAGATTAGAAGAGGACGCTAAGAATAAAAAGCAGGTAGAAAACCTAACCCGTATGGTTGCTAGTATGCCAGAGGGTAAACAAAAGCAAGAGGCTATGCAGAGTTTAGAAGATTTAAATAATGGCTTTGTTTCTGCTTCTGCTGTTAGAGATTTAATACGAGCAAAAAATGATCCTTCTATTACAGAAACAGAAAAAGTAGTAGACGTAGGGGGTGGTAAGTTAGCTAAAGTAGCTAATCAACAGGTTAATGGTGACACCTTTAAAGTTTACTATGACGAAACAGCTAAGAAATATTTACCAGTTACTGCAGAAATGTTTGAAAGAGCAGTAGATAAACCTAAAAGCGGATGGGCTTCCTCAGAATCCATGAAGTTTGTAGGAGAAATTGCTCTTGCTAATGAGGATGTTAGTTTATATTTAGAGGGTTATGATCCTTGGGGTTTTGGAGACTTTAGAACAACACCAGAAGAAAACTTAGATCGTAGATACGAGCTAGCTACTTTAGTTGAAAAGCTTAAAAAAGATGGAAAGACCAATCCAGAAATTAAAGAAGAGATTGTAAGACTTGTAAGGAGCAAAGGAGAATCTTCTAAAGATAACTCTGCAATTATATCAGAAGCTGATTCAATTCTTAGCGGAGACATTTAATGGCTACAGCTGAAAAATATGCTGAGTGGATTGTAGCAAACAAAGATAAGAAAGGAACTCCAGAGTTTGATACCGTTGCTAAAGCTTATCAATTAGCTAAGCAGGAAACAACTGGAGAGCCTGTTGCGTCTGCTACTCCTTCTGCTCTTGACAGGTTTAACTACGCTCGTAAGAGTGCTACAGACCTTGTTGAAAATCTACAGTCTACCCTTAACGTAGGGCTTGGAGGTGCTGAGGTTAACCCAGTAGATGACTTTGATTACATCACACCTGACGAGTATCTTGAAGAAGGTATAGACTACACTTTAAAAGAGAAGATGCAGCGCTTCTCTGCTTATCGTCAGTCTTTAATTGATGCGGAATACCAAGATGTTGTGGAATACAACACACTAAAACAACAACAGAAAGAACAGCAGACAGAAGAGACTAAGACAGTTATTGATAAAATTCTTGAGCTAGATTTTTCTGGTCTTACTGACGCAATAGCGGAGGCTGATATAGCAGGTATAGCAGGAAGTGCTGTAGGGTCTGTTGCGCCTGAAGAGCTAGCTATAACTGCTTTAAAGCTTCCTGCTATGATGGCTACAGGTGGTTTATTAGGAGGGTCTACTGAAGGTACTCGGCAGCTCGCTACAGGTGAAGACTTAGAT